TTACAGTTTGGTTCCTATTTGGTTCTCGTCAAGCTTGGCAATTGCCCTTGCAGCGAGTCGTTTTTTACGGGTGTATTTCTTCACCATCTGCATGGTTGAGTGGCCTGTAATTGAGGCGATAACTTCCCAATCCAGACCCAATTCATGGAGGATAGTAGCTGCGGTGTATCTGAGGCCGTGTGTGGTTACATCCAGACCAAATCCGCACTCCTTATATGCGTCCCTCATGATTTTTTGGAAGTTACGTTTCTTGAATTGTGCACCTCTGCTGTTTGTTATCAGCATCATGTGGGGGTGATTTTCCAGCCAAGGGTCAAGGATGTCTGCTAGGGCTTTTGCCGCGGGGATATCTACAAGCTCGTCTGTCTTTTCCTGCCTAACCTTTATCCAGCCTTTACGGTAAAACTGGCGGGTCATCTTTATAACATCGCCGCCGCGTTGTCCGGTGGATAATAGGAGCTCAAAGGCGATTCTCTCAACCGTATCAGGCTTCCATTTCTTTCTGAATGCGGTGATTTCAAAATCTTCCCAAGGGCGGTGGCCTTCCGGCTTGCTGATCTTCTCAACCTTTAGGGCAGGGTTATCGTTTCTGTATCCCTTTTTTATTCCGTATGTAATGAGGCGGCTCAATACTGAAATAACATAATCTGCTTTGCGGGGTGTATCCTGAAGGGCTTCTTGGAGGTCATAGACTTCAGGTGTTGTCAGGAGCGCGACAGGGATGTCGCCAAAATATTCTTCAAGCAAAGAGAGATATGTTCGGTAACTGCTTTTGGACTGCTCAGACAGATTTTCGAAATAACGGGATTCTTTATACTGCTCTATCAGTTTTGCCCAAGTGCCTTTGGCTGCGGGTGCTTTGCCTGGATCTTCAAATGTGGCGTGAATATCCTGATAGTTACACAGGAATTCATATGACATAAACTCACCTTCTATACGGATCGTTTGCTTGTCCCTGCGGTAGTATGTGTATTGCTTGCCTTTTGCTTTTGGGCGCCAGATGTATTTGAGCGAAGTTTTGCTATCCTGTCTGACCATGTTTCAGATACCTCCATACCCTTATCTTTACGGTCTAAGTAATCATCCAGCTTTTCACGCAACCACACCTTGCGGTTTTTGGTCAACCATGTCGGTTCTGGTGCTAGCCCTTTCTTTACCTCTGCAGAGAATGTCGAAAGTGATAATCCGACATATTGGGCAGCTAATTCAATAGGCAAGCCTCGCGGCTCGATACGTGCTTTCATCTACTCTCCTTTCTAAAACTTCCTCTTGAGAAGTAATTCAGCTCTCCTAATGACATTAGAGTATGTTGGATGGTCTCTGTTTGGGTCATCCTCGGAGACAATTTCAACCGCCTCACCCAGAAGTTCGCGAAGCTGCTTAATCTCTTCGGCTGCTTGCCTCAAGGTGGTTTGATAGCCGCTAAGCTTGGTTTCCATTTTGTTGAGTGCTTTTAGGGTGTCCATCTACTCTCCTTTCTTCTTTTTCCATAGTTTCTCTGATATTACCGCTTGGGCCTCTTGCGACACATCAGGCCCTTGCACTTCCATCTGCAACCCGCGTTCTCTCATGTAATCAGTAAGGTCTTGGGGGGTTACTTCTCTGTTTCTGATACAGCCTGTACACCAGCAATCTATTGCTGAACAAAATTTCAACTCTGATGGATGCAAGCTATCCAGATAGGCTTTTATCTTTTTATCCATGATTCCTCTGGGGTGTAAGTTACTTCATAATCTGGCTGCGGCTGGAGCGCCTTGTAAGCTCTTATAGCTTCGTCAACTAATTTTTTGGGACTATCAGCGCCAAGGTCACCTGAAAAATCCTTGCAATCGGATACCTCAACCTCTCCCGCTTCACCTTTAAGAAAAACTTTAGTCGTCATCACCACCACCTTTTAAAATCATCTCAATATCCATACAATTATCAAAATGTGCCTGTTTCATTAGGAAGCTGTCTGTGCCTTTTTGACAGTGAAGATGGCTTCTTTTGAACAGTGTAAACAAGAATGCTCTTAGCTGAGCGTTTTCTTGCTGGAGGGCTTGAACCTGCTCAGAATCCTTGGCGTACTCAACGGAATCCATTAAAAACTGCACACAGTCACCCATCACTCACTCTCCTGTGTTGGTATTGGGATAAAACCAGCATAAGGTGCTTCTGGAAGTTCCCTCCACCAAACGCCTCTGTTTGCCACAAACGTATCCGTTCTAAACGTATCAATGCGAGCGTTAAAGTTTCGAGCATTCTCGTTACCTTTTTGAAAAGCCAGAACTTTAGTTCCATCCTTCGGTGCATCCTCAATCGGCAGCACCCTAAACGCAGCCCGAGTGGCTGCCTCTGCAACCGCCTCGAGTCGCTCCGTGAAGTTCCCTTTCGTTACCTCTGGCCCATTCTCAAGCACTGCCAGAATATCCGCCTTCACATTCTCTAATTGCTTTGGGTGTATGTCACTCATTGTAAAGTGCCTTCATTTTCTAGTTGAGCCGCCGCAAGTATGCCTTGCAAAATGCCGCCCCGATCCACCAGCATCCAAATAAGTTCTTCTTCTGGGTCGCCGCCTTGAAATGATAATTGCCTGACAGCATTCAAAAGATAAAAGCCCTTTTGGTCGTTAGTCATGTTGGCGATTTCGGCTTGGCGTTGAAGCCCTTCTCTGAATTTCCTATTCATAAATAGCCCTCCAATTCTGCTTTAAGTAATTCACTCGATAGGCCCGGAACTACTTCTGATGTGATAAAGTTGACCGCTTTGTTTTCAAAAATCTCAAAAGCGACTTGATCCATGCTCCTGAATTTAATTGAACCGGGGCTATGCCAGTAAGTGCCGTCTTTGAACTGATATACAGTGCTATATCCAGTTTTGATTTTGATGGCGTTATGTAGATCTTCTTTCGTCTGGAAATATCTCTGGTTCTTGAAAATCAGGCCCACCATTGACCAGTATCTTCTGTGGTGTTTAATGTTTCGGGGCTGTGTTATGGCGCATTCAAGAAGCTTCCCAAAACCAATACCCTGGATATATTCTTCTGCTATGCTGTCAGCAGGGCGTAGTATGCCGAGGTCTTTTTTTAGAAAAATCTTAGCCACTTAACCAACTCCTATAACGACTGTATGCAATCCGTTTGATCTGCTTAATCGTGTAGCCTAAAGCGGCATAAAATTTTGTAGGGTTTTTGCCTTCAATTGCATGGCAGCGGCTACAAAGTGGAATCGTCCAAAAATCGTGCGGCTTGCTTCTTGCGTACCAGCCGGGGCGTATGTGGGCTGCTATTATAGTCCCATCGATAATCCCGCATGCAAAGCAGGCTGCACCTTTAAAGCTCTTTAGGTATGCCGGGTCTCTAAAGCGAACGACGCAATCAACAAAGAGCTTAGTCTTGTCTATTATCCCAAACTTTTTGGGTAGCCCTATAGCCAACTGGCTTTTATCAATTTTTGGCTTTTTCTTCTTAGCCTTGAAGAGCATCTTTACGCCGCTCCATGTTACATTCACTATTAAAAGGAACAAAGACGCCATAGCTATTCGTGCTGTATATCCAGCCGTTAGGAACACGGGTTATTTTATTGAAGCCGTTTACTTCTTCTGGAACTTCCAGTTTTATAACCTCGTGTATCTCCATTGTTATCAGCATGTGCAGCATTTAAGTTCTCCTGTTTCAAGTTCGGTTTTTCCAGACAGCGGATAACAGAAAACCGCTAAGCGCGTTGATTGCTCAACTTGTCTGTAGTGCGGGCCGGACGCTACCCCGGCTATGCGAGACCCCGCCGCTGCTATCAAAGCCTTACGCGGGTTGGCTAGTCGCTTTTTAATGCGCTTCTGCTTTCAGCGCCGCCGCACTTGAAGAGACTGAACCGTTTTCATCCGTGGGTAATGTCATTTAATCCACTCGTTCCAGCCTCTACAGGTGTGGTGTTAAGCAAACCCCATACCTTTTTCATAAAGCACCCAATGCCCTTCACCTTGTCGCTGATAATGACGCTCACTGAGCGGTGCAATAAGATGAATTCTCCAGTCGTTTTCTGGCTCATTTGAGGCTATTTCTTCTGCTTCTTGAAAAGTCATAAAGTTCTCTTCAGTTACTTCTGTTTCGCAGTAGACGGTTTGGTTATTTTTAGTAAGAGTCGCGCTCCCAAATCCGACCGCTATGACGCCACCTTTATCCAAAGGCAAAATCTCGTGCTGATAACCACAATATAAGCAGCCTCCAGAACCACCCTCTATTGGTGTTAATTTTTCAAAATTCATATCCACATCCTTTCAAAGTGACGGGCTAATGGGGAGAAGCGAGGGCCGCCCGTCAGAACCCTCTAGGGAGGTTAGAGAATTACCTAAATGAGTTTGACTGGAGCAAAAGGGATGTCGTCCCCGAAGCCACCGCCACCAAAACCACCAGCCGGCTCACCACTATCGTTTCCGTCATACGTTCTGCCTGAGTTAGGGCTATCCAATAGCGTGAGATTTGCATTAAAGCCCTGCAGCACAATCTCGGTTGCGTATTTGGTGAGGCCTTCTTGCTCGTACGTTCTTGTCTGAATTTGGCCTTCGAGATAAACTTTTGAGCCTTTTTTCAGATACGCCTCTGCAACCCGGCAAAGACCTTCACTGAAAATTACGACGCGGTGAAACTCTGGGCGCTCTTTACGCTCTCCTGTGTCTTTGTCTTTCCAGCTTTCAGAAGTAGCTACCCGTAAGTTGCATACAGGCTTACCATTTTGCATGGTTCTTCGCTCTACATCGGCGCAAAGGTTTCCTACCAAAATTACCTTATTGATTGATCCTGCCATTATGCTGCCTCCTCTTCCAATTCAACGTTTTCTGCCCACGTTATAAGAGCGGTTGACAGTTTGTTTTCATCAACCATTGCCCCGCCTTCATTGATAATTAACAATTGCAGACTTTCAGATAAACGGACCATTTCCCGAAACGTCATCGCTAAAATTGCGTCTCGCATAGCTATTAAATTCTTCTCGCTCATGCTGCCTCCTTCTGTTCTGTTAGCTTTGTCAGGCATTCAGCGTAATGCTTTTCAAGATCTAATTGCGCTTCCTCTGGAAATGCCACTTTGTGCCTTTCTGCTGCCTGCTTTAGTTGTTTTAACCTTTCAGGGGTTTGGGCTTTACTAAGTGCTGCTATGATTTCATTGTATTTCTGCTCAGCAGGTGAGGGTTGTTTCTCTGCAAAAGGATTGCTTTCTTTCGTGGCAGGCTCCTCTTGTTTTGCAGGGGTTTCTTGTTTGAAGTCATCCGCTTCCTCTTCTGAATAAGCATGACCATGCAGGCCGATAAGCTTTAGAATTACGCGGTCCTTGGCTCTTTTTTCTGCCATTGCATATGGGTAGCCCGGCTGTTTGCCTTTAACCTCATAATTAAGCCCTACAACAGCCTCACCAACCGACCATTCAGATTTATCGCCAAGCCGTCCAGTTACAACAACGGCTGCTGCGTCTCTCTCCGTGACTAGGAATTTTGGCTCGTCATAGGTAATGCCTTTGAATGCAGACAGTCTTTCAAGTGCCCAATGAGCTACAATCCATTTACCGGATTGTTTATGCTTCCATGCGCCTTCTTGACCGATGCCGCATTGTCTAAGAGCTTCACCTACTTTTGGGTCAATATCAGACATAGATTAGTGCCTCCGTAGCGTTCTGCTTGGTTTGCTCTGACCAGTAAAAACTACTAAAATCTGGTGAGAATATTTCAAGCGCCTCACGGCCTGTTTCACTTCTGGTTAGCAGGGTTTGAATAGCCTTTGCTGACCTCACAACTTGCTGCCAGTGCTCCTCAATATCTTCGACTTCATAGGTCGCGGTTTTCTTAGTTGATACGTAGGTGAGGGACGGTTTCTTTCCTGTCGCCTTCTCATATATTGCCACCTGCGCACAATGGGCTGGTGATGGCTTGGACGGTATCCTGTGAGTGGTTTTCAAGTCATTCAGGCTTGTTGTATACTCATAGTCAACAAAGCCGATTAAAGGCACATCAACACCATCAATCCATGTCAGTATTTTCTTTTGAGTGCGAACAGGTTTTCCAGCTTCTCTATACACAGGAATAGCCTGCTCAAGCATAGGTAAAATGGATGCGCGTTCTTTATCCACCTTCTCGTCACAATCGCCCATTGCATCTTTTTCAAAGAGTTCAAGAGCTTTTGAATGACATTGCTCTAAGGTAGCCTCAAAGTCATAGAGTGCCAGATTAATTCCGGCCTCTACGGCTGATCCACGCCATGCACCCGCGCCGACTTCATCTTTCCACTTCAAAAGATACTTACCAACCCATAAGGAAGGCTGTGCGGTGTATAGGTTTAAACTGCTGGCTGATAGATGCTTGATGCCGAACTTTTCAAAAGCGTTAGTCATCATTAGCCGCCTTTCCAACTGTGATGGTTTTGCCTGTACCATCGCATGTGGTACAAGTTGATGTTCTGTATGTATTGCCGATCCTTTCAGGGACATATCCAGCCCCCGTACATTCAGGCATTCATTTAAATGGCCCATCATCCACAATTCACGGTTTTCGCCTGTGTGTGTGTGTTTCATGATTTACCCTCCGCTTTAGAGATTGCGGCGTCGTACATAGGAACGGCTGTTCCAGTCGTGTCGATACCAGAGTTCATAATCATTAGTCTCGCGTGCTTGAGTGCCTCTAAAAGATCGGGTGAGGCTTCGATTAGGTGGGCGTTCGCCTCGTCCTCGTCTGTGCCTGAGTGCTGAACAACTGCTATCCTGCGGTCATCGCCAAGTATGACTCTTGAGTTCCCATCAAAATCACCGTAGTCACCTTGTTCGGCTGCCTTCCAAGGCCCCGGTGTATGTTTCATGATTTACCCTCCACTTGTTTAATGACGCGATAAGCTCTGTCACAATCCAGAAGTGGCCCATCTGGGCGGTTAGCTTCGTCTTGCTCAACAAGGTCTTTGAGTGCTGAAAGAAGGTCTTTGATTAAAAAATCTTTCTGAACGTTGTCGCTCAGCAGTGCGAGATTTTGGTAATTTAACCGTGTTGCCCTTTCGGTTACACTTCTGGCAATGCCTTGCGCTTCTGCCAGATCCACAATCTGTGAAATTGTATCGTCTAATACACTCGTCATTTCTCCACTCCTGCAATAAAGTCTTCAACAGTGATGCAGCTACCGTTTTCGACACCGCATCCAGACAGATAATTCAAACCAACCAGCACCATCAGCATGGCTAGGCAGGTACAAACGACAATTGCGATAATGCTGTCAGTCATCACAGTAACTCCCTCTTGTTTTCGAGCAGGTGCATAGCGCCTCCCAGTTCCTGAGAAGCTGCCTCCATCAAATCAGCGAACTGATCCTGAAAGGTTTTTGCATCGTCTGTGGAGAGGTCGAGGTCACTGATTTTTTTTGCAGCTTCCTCTATCCACTCCTGAGCCTGTTGCAGCTTTTCAAAATCGGGGCCGTTGTCTTCGTACCAGTCAGCATCTTTGAATGAATTCATGCGGTCGACGGCTGTCGGTGCACTTGGTGAATTGTATGAAAGATTATCGAGCGGCATTGTCTGTCCTTCCGTTTGTCTATGGAAGGATAGTAGCTTTAAAACAACTTTATGTCAATCAAAAAAGTAGTCAAAAAGCAACTTTTATGAAATATCTTTGCAGATGCTTATGATTTGACATGTCGGAAAGCGCAGAAAATTGCAACATTTTGGCCCGCATTTGAATAAATTGCAGGATTTATTCTCTAGTGCTGATTGATTCACAAGAGCTGTTCTTGATTCTGTGAGCTTGATTGAGAGGAAGCCCGCCTCACATCCATGGGTGCAAGGCGTAACTTTAGTCTTATTAATATTTGTTTGACGCAACACAATACTCCATTAGATTTAGTTCCGCTGCTTGCAGCAAAGCGGGCTTCTTCGTTCGAGTTGAGTACATGTACAGAAGATGTGGTTGCGCCACATGGGAAAGGTGGTAGGACACCTATGCCCCCCGCGAACAGGGGGTTGTTTGAATTAAAACAAACGTAGGCGAATTGAAGCGTGAATCAGTAAAATAATAATATTTAAATGAATGCAAAAATATACAGTGATATAGGGGTGCGTCTCCGGGCTTTCCGGGGGCTTGGAGGTATGAACCAAAAGCAATTTGCTTTATCTCTGGGTTATAATCCCACCCAATACACAAATTGGGAAACTGGAGCTAGACGTATTCCAGTTGATATGGCGATTAGGCTGGTGGAGCGTTTCGGATTAACGCTTGATTATATTTATTTGGGTGATGTAAGCGCGTTGCCGCATGAGTTGGCTTTAAAGCTAAAGTAAGTGCTTACTTATAGATGAGAAGAAAAATCTTCGACCTTCATAAGAACCAGGCTAACAATCTCAACCTCATCAACACCGTGATCCGCTAGATAATCAATGGGGTCTTGATGGTCTGTGGCTGTAGAGTAGGGGTGAAGCCAAGGTCTGCCATCTTCATCGATTTTCAGTATCTTACAGGTTGCCTCAACCAGATCATGTCGGCGACGATGCACCACAACAATATTGCCGTCCTTTGGCTCTGTTTGCAGGTCATAAAAACGGGCGCAAATCACGTAGGAGCCGTTAGGCGTAATCCTATTCATACTCTCACCAGCTACCTGTAGAGCATAAAGGGGTATCTTTGCGAGGCTCCCCTTGAATGGCATAATCCGCAAAGTCTTTCTTTCGGATGGCCTGAGCTGTGAGGCTTCAACAAAATTCCCGGCCTGAACTGTTCCCATAACCTCAACCTTTACAGGTTCAACCGGCTCTATGCCTGCTGCCTTTTGGATCTTGCTTAAAATGGGAAGTGTTAGGGTTTTGCTACCGGGGTTTTTAAGGAATCTGGTGAGTGTAGTTTTAGCAATGCCCGCTTCTAAAGCAAGTTTAGAGGGCGAGTAGCCCGTTACTTTTAACGCCTCGTCAACTATTTCACGAGCCTTTAACTGCTCGGAAGTCAGTTTTGCTTTATCAATTTTCACTAGCTTTGCCATCCCGTGACAGTATGAAAAATTGTTGGATTCCACAAAGTGTAATAATGCCACTTTACAAGTAGTTAAAAAGCTACTAAAATAGGCGCATGGAAACTAATCAGGAAATAGCGGAAGGCTACAGGCAGCGTGTTAAGGCTGCTGATAAGACCCTCCAAGACCTTTTTAACGAAAGCGGTATCGCTAAGACCACGTTTCACAGAATGTACGCCGGGGTCACCTCCCCCCGCATCGACACGCTAAGGCGTATTGAGCGGGTTCTTGACAGGTGGGGTGTTTAACCGAGTCCGGCTGTTTACAGGCTCAACCCTCAATTGGTTAGCCGTTTGCTTAATCAGTAGTTCGATTTCTCTTTTGCGATTTTTTCTATCCATGAGGGGAATGTAATTCAGAGTTTTAGATTTTTCTTGTGAAGAAGGATTTTTAAAAATGACAAAAGTAAGGCCACCCAAAACTATTGAGGCAGCACTTTGGAGAGCTAAAGACAACCTTGGCCTTGAAGCGCTGGCGGATATTTGCGGTAAATCAGAGAGTATGATTACCAAATACATGGACCGCGATTGCGAGCTTCATCATTTACCCGCCAAATATATTGTTGCCATTGACCAAGCCTGCAAAGAGGAGACAGGGGAGACGCCTATTGCTTCTGTTATTAACGGAAAGCTTGAAGGGGTACGGGGTAAAATCGGCACCTGCATTATGGATGATTTAACCTGTGCAACTATTGCTTTTGGCAAGCTTGCAGAGACAGTAAGGGCTGCAAAAGCCCCGACAGGCCCCGGCGGTCAACGTGTAACCAACAGAGAGTTACAGGCCCTTGAAGAGGGTATTTCAGTTTTAAAACGCAAGCTTGAAGGCATGGAAGCCACCGCACAAGGTCAAGCGGTGAGTTTTAAGGCGGTGTCATGATGGACGCTCTTACACCCTTCAAATCCGATGGAGAGGTGGGCGCTTTCTGCAAATCCAAATGTGCAAATAAATCCTGTTTCAGGCGGATTACAAAAGCTGATCTAGCTAGAGCTAAAGCAACAAACTTTCCTATAAAAATGGCAGATTATTCCAAGCGCTGCACAGGGTATATGGAGGGGTAAATGATTGATAGAAAAACTCGCTTTCCTTTATTTTTATTTTGTTGCGTGGTGGTCGTATTTAGCACCGCATTTATAGACAATAAAACAGCAGTCTTCTCTATTGGCTTGGTTTGGGGAGCCGTTACTTGCCGTTGCATGGCCTATCTTAAAGAGGAGGCCCCCAATGATTGATTGGAATAAGCCTATAGAGACAACATACGGCGGAGAGGCTTTTTTGCTTAAATTCCTGCCGCATGTAAACGAGTATGTCGTCACATATAAAAACAGTTCTGAATATTTTACCCGTTGTTTCTACCCATCCGGCGATTGCACGACATTAGGAAACTCTATTCGCATCCGCAACAAGCCAGAACTCATAAAGCCGTCAGGATATGTGGCAATCGCACCTGACGGTTCTATTGATCACTCTAAAACACTCAGTAGTGCAAGGCGTTTTGCCTTCGCTGATGGTGGCCCTAGTGGATGGGCAGCTATTAGCCTTGAGGAGCTAATCAGCGGAAAATTCAAAGACGGTATCCCTGTAGGCTACGGACTGGAGGGGCGGGAAGATGCCTGACATACTCGCATGGAACTGGCCCCAATGGATAACTGCAATCCTATTCTGTATCGCATTAGGCGCACACACACTCTGTCCTAACCAGACAATCACAATAAAGCTGCATCCCTTAATCGGAGGCCCTTACTTAATATTCTGGATAGCCCTCTTGTATGCAGGTGGCTTCTTTGGGGGTGTGTAGTGATCGAATACCGCCTCACATTAAAACCTATCAGGAGGTTAAAATGAACCTTTTCTCAAATACAATTGCAAGCGTAAGTCACACCGCAAAATATGAGTATACCGCTCATTTTCCCGGCACAGGCCCCGCGGGTCAATCTTGTAGCTCCTGTTTAATGTTCAAGGACGTAAAAGAAGGTACCGGGACTTGCAAAAAATGGGTGCAATTAATGCGCTCACAAGGTCTTAAAAAACCCAAGGCTAAAGCAATTTCTGGAAAGACCTCTTCATGTAGATATTACGAGAAAAACGAGAATTATAAAGTCTCTAAGCTGGGGGTACCTATTAATGGATAATCTTGTTGCGCGAATGGAGAGGGGCATTGATGAGCTTATCCTTGACGAAGTTCTATTTAGCAGAGGCGATGACCAATGCATTAGATTGCTGGTTGAGGAAATTAGAGACTTGAGAAAAGGGATAGACTCCAGAAAAGAACTTGAAGAATTGGGTCTGGAATGAAAATCCTGGCACTAGATATAGCAACTAAACCGGCTGAGACTGTTGTTAGTGCGTTTATCCCTGTTGTCCCTCAACCTTGGCGTAGAGCAGGTAAAAATGGGAAGAGGCATTATACAGACGCCAAGTCAGACGCATACAGGAAAACAATCGCTTGGCATATGAAGTCCCAACTAGGGTCATTTAAATGCACAACACAACCTGTCCGGCTGGATCTGGAGTTTAGATTTCCAATTCCCAAAAGCTGGCCGAAATACAAGCGAGAAAACCCACCAAGGCATACATCACGACCAGATAAAGACAACCTTGAAAAAGGTGTCATGGACGCCCTTAACGGTATCGTCTGGAAAGATGACGCGCAAATAGATGTTGGCGAAACAAAGAAAATGTACGCGCAGGACTTTGGGATACTGATTTCGATAACAACGGAGGAAGAGCATGGCGAATAATAGCCACTGGAAGAAACATGAAGAAGATTTCTTGAGAGAGAAAGTAGCACTGAACTGGCAAAGCTCGCATATAGCTGCCCGGCTTTGCAGGAGTGAAGCGGGAGTAAATGAAAAAATCTCACGATTGAAGCTTCGCAGAGATAACAGCGCGCAAATTATTCTATCACGAGAAACAGACCCTATTTACCAGCCTGCCGAGCACTACCTTCGCACACGCGGATATTACGTTCACAGGGTTCTGAACAGCTTCAACGTAGACGGTAAAATTCTAACCGGTGACGAGCTATTACAAAAAGCCGTAAGGGTTAAAGAAAACACAAGGCTGGCTGCATGACCTGTCCCCGTTGCAAAGGCACAGGGATAGAGCCACGAATTTTTGACGCCTGTAAGCAATGTGCGGAGCTTGCAAGGCTTGAGTATGAAATCGCACAAGAAGAGAGGACAGCAGATAATGACACGCCGTGGGCTAATCCTGATCGATCGCGGACTGATGAGCCATACATCATTTCAGGACGAACCGTATACCGAGCGTGAGGTGTGGATCTGGATGATAATGGAAGCATCGTATGAAGCCCGTTCACTGCGCATCCTCAACAAAATAATTGATCTTGAACGTGGGCAATTCGCTGCCTCCCTTCGCTTTATGGCGGAGCGGTTTAAATGGAAGAAGGACCGCGTTGCAAGATTTATTAAAAGACTCGCCAAAGAGGGGATGATTGAGACATCCGTTGCGACAGGCGAAACAGTAATAAGTATTTGTAATTATGAGGTTTATCAGGATTTCGAGCTATACAGTGAGACAGGAGTGCGACAGCAATGCGACAGCAATGCGACACCCACGCGACAGGGGCGCGACAAACTAGAACTAAATACAAACAAAATACAAACGAAAGATATTAAAAGGCGCGGGAAACGACTTGAAGAGGATTGGCGACCTTCTGCCTCAGACTGCGATTATGCAAGAGGGCACAACTGGTCAGATGAGGAGATCGAGCGAGAGGCCGAAAACTTCGTTGAACACTTCACTAACGGGAACGGGCGCAGGCAAACCAGCCTGACTGGTCGAAACGCTGGCAACGGTGGGTCAGGACTAATTATTCTGGATGTGGAAAAAATCCTACCGCAAAACGGCGCAAAGGATTTGCCGCTGCCCATGCAGAGATGGAGATACAGCGAGGGGGCACCCCCACCAGCAACAGCGGAACAACTGGAATGTTTGCTGGAGTTATGGAGCGATACACTCAAACCGGCGTCTACCGAGGAGGCGATGGTGATGCTTGAGCAAACGCTTGAAATGTACGGTGTGCCGGATAACTGGGAAAAGATTGCAGTGTTTTATCTGGAAGCGGTGGAAGACTTGCCTCGTGACTTACTGGAGCAGGCATTGAAACACATTCGCATGAATTTGAAATGGTTCCCAAAGCCTTGCGAGATACGAGCGCCTGTGATGGATCAGCTTGCTAAGCGAAAAGGAATTATCAGCAAAATCCAAACAATGAAAATGGGACTGGAGCATTACGGATCATGACTACGCCTTACAAAATCGCAATTTTCATCGAAGGCCATGCCGGGCTTTTTCAATACGAAGTCAGCACAAAAGAACAGGCAATGGATCACTTTGCTGCCATAACTTCGACCGGGTACAGACGCCTAAATGATAGAGGTCATTTTGAGTGGTATTCACCCCAAACAATCCGACGCATCAAGATTGTAGGCGAGGGGCTTGAAACTCAACACCCAGATCAATTTGTGAGAACCTGATGTTCCAAGGGAAGATGGCGAAAGCTCCAGCCTGATAGTGAGTGTAGCGAATAAATTGAAGGAAGCATCATGACAAATCACTTGGAATTAAAGCAACAGCTCGACCAAATCCAGAAACGCTTGAACGAAGTAAAGCATGACATCAAAAACGAGATAATAGTTTTAAAGCTGACCAGAGAGGAGTCAGAGATTCTACTTAGGGCGATAAGACCTGTAACAGAGGCGGTTAAAGTTGATGAGGGAATAGCTCTGTTTGGCGCAGCTATATCCTATGCAGAGCGGAAAGCATTAATTTCGGTCGCCAAGGCGATTAGGGAAGCATCATGAACGAGGAAATCAATGGCAGATAAAGTAAAGCACTGGCCCTCATGGGCTAACTGGAGGGGTGGGGAAGTTGACGGTAGGGTGGTGTTTTTCGAACATAAACCATTCGTATTTACTTATACAGATAGGTCATCTTTCTGGAAATCCGAAGGGACGCGTATCACAGCACAAAATTCTTTAGAACTCGTAGAAATAGACCCAGACACCCCTTGGACAGAAAGCAAGCAGAGGAGGCCGGAGTGATGAAACATGTATTTATTGGAACAGCATTCGCGCTCGCAATATGGGCGTTTATGTATTTGTGTATAGCTTATTTTGTCTGGGATATTGAGTGGATACTAAACATTGTTTGGGACTCTGTTTGGCAGCGTATTGGAATGGTCGTTTATGGAGTGTCAGTTATGTTTTGTATTGCTTTGGGGTTTGAGACTTCGAGAGAATTTTAAATGAAACCACTACCATATCCAGAGGGATTATTCCCCTTAATTAGAGATAAGTTAAAAGGTGAACATGTTTGCTGGATTGGGTTCAGTTGCGGCTTAAGGATGGCGTTGTTTGCTGATTGGGGGGATGAGGGAGGCAAGTGTCAGAGAATTTTTGACAGTTTAAAACGAAGATTAAAGCCGTAAGTTGGAAAGCAAGTAATGAAACCCCTTAAACCCCCATACCTGGACCCAGACCAGATTATTGGAGTAGAGTTATGAATCAAAGCAGCAAAGCTATCATTGATGAATGTGACGAGGTAATTAAACAGGCGAATAAAACTGTGGAATATTCGGCAGCGGCTTCTGGTCACAAGTTTAAATCTGTTGTGACGGAAAAAGGCATATCACTGCTTGTTGATGGGGTGGAGTTGCTGAAAGACGCAACAGCGGAAGAGGCCCAACTCTTTCAAAGAGCGGTGGGTCTGGCAGCGCATAAGCTCAACGTCAATGATAAGATGCGCGAAGAGGCTCAAAAAAAAAGAACAGAGAAATCCGCTTACAGAAAAAGGAAGGGGCACGAGGATCCAAATGAACCCGCATACTGGCAAGAGGCACACAGCCCTACAGAAGCTATTGATTTAAAGGTAGGTCACGAGGGTAAAAAGGTTCTTACATCAACACGTCAACGCAAGCAGGATGCGCGGCTATTTGATGGGCTTACGGAAGAACAGCAGCAGGCAATGGTTGATATACTGGATGGCTTTAATTACATCGCCCGATCTGTTGCAGGCAAGATAATGATATACGAAGACCACATTCCAAGCACAGCGGATGGGCCTAATTACTACGAGGAGCTTTACTTCTTGCAAAAGGCATGGGCAAGGGTCGGACAGAGAGGGCGTTTTAACCTGCCAATGGCGCAGGCGGTGATTATTGAGGGCAAGTCGTTAAGGCGTGTTGCGGTAGAGCATAACACGCAAATCCGAAACGTAAAAAACAACCTTATAGATTCCCTGGATGAATACCGTATATTGAGGCATCCCGGAAGAAAATATACATAATATTGATTTGTTCACGATTTATTCCTTGACGTGCATCATTTTCTTTGATAATTTGTATAATGCAGAAGCGAACTGCGTTTGTATCATTTTTGTTCTGTAGTTTTTCGCAGTTTTCTGCGCTTTTTCAGTAAAGTAGTACTTTTTAAAGAGGCTCCCTTGTCGGGGGCCTTTTTTATTGAGGTTTATATGCTCCGATCCGCTTTAAAATCCCCTTTGCAATCCAATTTGCAGAGCGTAATGGGTATAGCGGATACAGTTGTGTCTCATACAGTGTCCAACCAGACTTTTGATTTTGGGGCATTAACAAACGATCAAGATGGTGCTTATACAGTTGTCCCCAATAGCGGTACTATTTCCAGCATTACAATTGATAGCGGGGATTCTGGCGGGGATTACGAGACGAGCGGGGCAACCATTCGCCCGGCGGTCGGAAGCACAGCACCAAGCGCAGTGTTGTCTTGCACAGCAACATTCTCTGATGCCAGTACAGATACATTTACAGCAACCATAACATCAGTAGCCAACACATTTAGCGTTGCTGATATTGATGAGCTGACAACCGTTACAAACGGTACTCTGACTTATGGTCAAATCATTCAATTGCGGGATGGTGTTTATAACAACGCAGAGGCGGATAAGCGTATCCAACGAGCTGGTTCTGCTATCTCTGGCACTCTTGCAAATCTGATAACGATAAAACCAGATACAGGGGCAACAGCAACAATTCGCTTTATCCGTATTGATAATGGATCAGGCGGGGGCGGTAATGGTTTCCGCTTTGAAAATATTGTGTTTGAGAGGGCAACAGATGCAGCCTCCAGTCCTTGTGTGGCCCTTCAATTTGGTATTGATACACTGGAGTTTGAAGGCTGTACATTTAGGGTTGCTGATGGAACCACAGGGGATAACTCCAGCGGCCTGCATTTCACCAATAACGGTAATGCTCTAACCAACCTAACTGTCAATAACTGTTTGTTTGAAAATCTGTACGACGGGATTAACAGCCCCGGCGACAGTATGACCATTACAAATAACACGTTCCGGGAGATTTATAACGACTGCATCCATCAATCAGGTGATGCCGCTATTACGCCAGATGACGTGGTTATTGAGCATAACCTGTTTTATGATAAGAAATATGCGGGTGCTGGTGCTCATGGTGACTTTATCCAGTTCAATTGGGGAACGGCGGTTAATGGCCCTGTAACAGGTTTGATTGTTCGCAATAACAAGCTATGGAGGGGTGAGGGTAGCAGCGGAGATACGGACGGTCAGGGTATCTTTATTCCCGGCCTTGCTTCTGGATATATCACAGGGGCAATCATTGAGAATAACTTCTACCTTGGCACATTCGTCAACGGTATTCTGGTCAATGACCTGCAAAACTCTCGCATTGTTGGTAATACAGCCCTTTGGGATATTAACGCAGACGATGGAGCAGCAACAGGCACTACCTTAATCGATACAGGAAATGGGGATGGCAACCTGATTGCGGATAACATCGCCAACGGATATGACGATACAGGATCAACCAGCAGCACAACCACCAACAACGGCACAATCTCAAATAACACAACAGCCTATTCAGCGGTATTTGACAGCCCTCTATATGATGGGGATCTAACACCCGCAAACCTATATAGCTCATATGCAAATAAATCAGGTGGCAGCACAGCAAATGCCACACCAGAGCAGGGCGGTATTAAATACACTGTTATTGGTGGGCAGAATGGCAGTGGCGCGGTAGATCATCCAAGGTCACAGACAGTTACAGGATTGTCCTATACAGATGTGACAGGAGCCACAACATCAACCCTGTATGATACAGCAGCCGTTCAGTTGACGGGCATTGGCTCTAATGGTGCTTTGGTTACAGTCTCAGGTGATGACAGCCCAGAGTTCAGAATTAGAAACGCAGCCGATAGCGCGGATGTGGTTGCATGGGGAACAGCAGATGCGATTATTGATAACAATGAACGCCTGGAATTAAGAGAAACTTCCTCTGCAAGCAATTCAACAGCGGTAAACAGCACAGTAACAGTTGGTAAGACATCGGATACATGGACAGTGACGACAGTTTCAGGGGATGTGACAGCCCCGGTATTATCCTCAGCAAGTGTTGGCTCCCTTACCTCTGTTGGCGGCACTCTCACAATCTCCACAGATGAGGGTAACGGCACACTTTACTGGATGGTGGACACAAACGCATCACGCACAGCAGCACAGGTTAAAACGGGCGGGGGTGTTGATAGTGGATCGCAAGCGGTGTCAGCAACAGGCGCACAATCTGGCATAACCTCAACAGGGGGCAGTGCAAGTACAGGATATTATTTCCATGCAATGCATGAAGATGCGGCGGGGAACCAGTCAACAGTTTCAAGTACATCCTTTACCACAACGGCGGCGGGGTACAGTCAAAACGTTCTGTATTTCGATGGTGTGTTTGGATCAAACCTCCTGCGCTCATCTGCAATGAGTACTGTTACCGACACCAAAGAGTTTACTGTAAGTGCTTGGTTTACTTTGGATGGAGCTGGTGGAACCGAATATATCCTTAGTTTATGTGGTGGTCGTGTGGTTATCGTGCGGGTTGGTACGGCTCTTAGGGTTCGGATGCAAAATGCGTCTGGAACAACAATCTATGAGCGGGACTATTCTGTAGGAAGCGGGGCGGTAGCTAAGACTCATGTCCTTTGCTCAGCAGATTTAGCAGCAGGCACAGACTATATGTATATCAATGGCGTGGATGCAGGTGGATCAGCCACAACACTGACCAATGATACAATTGACTGGACAAACACAGCTAACAGTGTGTGCGCTAGGTCAACATCTTTTGATACCCTGCAAGGCAAGTTAGCCGATCCAATGGCGCATAACGGATATCTGGATATTTCAAACTCAACCATTCGAGCAAGGTTTATTGACGGCTCAGGTAATCCAGTAGATCCCGGCTCAGATGGTTCAACAGCAATGGGCACACAGCCCGTATATGCCCTAATTGGTCAGAACGCAGCAACGCTAGAGGCAGGCGCTTCGGGTGTGGGTAACGTTGGTTACGGTGGCGACTTCCCGGTACAGGCCAGTTACGTATCTGGCGGCATAACAGACAGTTCATTTTAAATAAGAGGTGGAGTAATGGCTAAAGTAGAAGGCACATTTACTAGCACAGGTTCATCAAACGTATTACACGTGGATAAAGAATACGAAATTGCAATCAACGGATTGGGATCGAATGTTGTTAAGCCAAAATGGTCATACGATAAAGGCGTAACATATTATTATGGTAAGGCATTTCCAGAGGACGATGTTTACCGAGGTGAATCTGCAAGGCCCGGCGCTCAATTAATTATAGAATGCACTTCTTACAGTAGCGGCACTGTTAGCTATTGTGCAGGTCAGGGCCCAACTAAAAATGACTAGAACGCATGTTCTGCGAAAGGACCGCCGGGGCTTATCTGTCGGCTCCACAGGTAACTTAATTGCTTATCAGGATAAAGACGAGACACTCGACTATACTATTGACTGGTCAGCTTGGTTAGGGTCAGACACCATTTCAAGCGTGGCTTACACAGCTAATGGAATAACGCTCACAAGTTCGAGCAACACAACAACAAGCGTAACTGTGTGGACAACAGGAACGGCTGGAGAGCTGGTAATGACTATTACAACAACAGCAGGCCGGGTTAAGCAGGAAACAATTACTTTCAAGGAAACTGCAGCGTGACAAAATATTCAGAACGGCTTGCTGAGAAGATTTGTGACGAGATAGCGGAAGGAAAAAGTCTTCGTCAGATCTGCAGAAAAAAAGACATGCCCGGACTAACAACAATAAGGCGTTGGTTAAGGGATAAAGAGGAATTTCGGCTACAATACACACGCGCGCGCGAAGACCAAGCGGATTATTATGCAGATGAGATAATAGAGATTGCCGACGATGAGAATAAAAGGGCAGACGACAAAAGGTTGATGATTGATGCCAGAAAGTGGGCTGCATCGAAACTCAAGCCCAAAAAATATGGGGATAAACTTGAATTGGCGGGTCATGATGGAGGCCCGTTGATACCGGAAATAAATGTCACAATCGGCACCTCTGAACCTAAGCCTTCATGAGAGGCAGGGCCGGGCGTTTACTTCAAAGGCAACAGAAATTTTATATGGCGGCGCGGCTGGTGGCGGAAAGTCGCATCTTATGCGTGTTGCGTCGGTAATCTGGTGTGCAGAGATACCCGGGTTGCAGGTTTATCTGTTCAGGCGGATTAGGGAGGACCTGATTAAAAACCATATGGAGGGAGCGAATGGGTATCGCTCTTTATTAGCCCCGTGGGTTCAGGCTGGTCTGGTTAAGATAGTGGAAGATGAAATCCGGTTTTTATGGAACGGGTCAAAAATCTATCTGTGCCACTGTAAGGATGAAAAGGACAGATTTAAATATCAGGGTTCTGAAATTCACGTCCTGCTCATGGATGAGTTGACCCATTTTACAGAGGTTATTTATCGCTTCCTCAGAAACCGTGTTCGCATGGTCGGTATTGATTTAAAGGAGGAATATAAAGGCATATTCCCTCGAATAATCAGCGGGGCAAATCCGGGTGGTGTTGGTCATCAGTTCGTAAAGACAACATTTGTGGATGATGTTGAGCCGATGGAAGTAAGGCGAATGCCTCCGAGTGAGGGCGGAATGTTGCGGCAATTTATTCCCGCCCGGCTTGAAGACAATCCATCAATGGCTCGGGATGATCCGGATTATGAGAAACGCCTAGAGGGGTTAGGGTCAAAAGCACTTGTTGACGCGATGCGTTGGGGTGACTGGAATGTTGTTGAGGGCGCATACTTTGATTGCTGGAACGCTCAGACACATGTTTTGAGGCCTTTTGAAATACCTAAAGACTGGTTGCGCTTTCGGTCTTTTGACTGGGGTTCAGCAAAGCCTTTCTCTGTTGGTTGGTGGGCAATTGCAAACGAACAATTCAGGACGCCAGACGGTCAAATCATACCGCGCGGGGCGATGGTTCGTTATCGCGAATGGTACGGAAAGAAGTCGCCAGATGTTGGGTTAAAGCTCACAGTTGAGCAGGTCGCGGATGGCATTAAAGAGCGGGAAGCGGGAGATAAAATCTCATATGGGGTGGCTGACACCTCAATCTTTGCGGAGGATGGCGGACCGTCTCAGGCGGAGCGGTTCTCAGCCAAGAAAGTATTTTTTAAGCCTGCAGACAAGCAGAGGTTGGCAGGTTGGTCTCAAATGAGAGACCGGATGATAGGTGAAGATCAGCCTATGATTTACTGCTTTTCAACCTGTGTTGACAGTATTCGAACCATCCCGGCTCTGCAGCACGATGAAAACAAACCAGAAGATTTAGATACAAGTTCAGAAGACCACGCGGCTGATGAGTGGCGATACGCCTGCATGTCAAGGCCGTGGGTAAGAACAATTGAGAAACCGAAGGTTAAAGACGCTTGGGCGGATGTGTTTGAGGATGAAGTCGAGGAGTCATGGAAAACAGTTTAGCACAACTCATTGAATGGGCAGAAGCAGCGGAAGAAAGCACTACAGGTGCGCGCAAGCAGGCTGAGAGAGACCGTGACTATTACGACAATATTCAATGGACAGCAGAAGAGCAGGCAGAGCTTAAAAAGCGCAAGCAGCCTATCATTACCATTAACCGAATTAAGCGGAAGATTGATTTTCTTACAGGCATTGAAAAGCAGCAGAGGACCGATCCAAAAGCATACCCAAGGACGCCAAAGGATGAAGAGGGCGCTATTGCAGCTAGTGATGCCCTGCGTTTTGTGGAGCAAAAAAATAACTTTGACTCAATCGCCTCTGATGGTTGGGAGAACCTGCTTGTGGAGGGTGTGTGCGGGTGTGAGGTTGGCATCCGCATGAAAGGCGATGACCCTGAAATTATAATAACAGGGTGGGCTTGGGATAGGCTGTTTTATGATCCATACAGTTCAAAGAAAGATTTTTCAGATGCGCGGTTTTTAGGCGGCATGATTTGGATGGATGCTGACCAAGCCGTTACAAGATGGAGCCACGCGAAAGATGCTATTGAGCTAACAGTTAGCGAGGCGTCAACAGCGGATACATATGACGATAAACCCAAACATACGATGTGGGGGATAAGAAGCGCAAGCGCGTAAAAATCGTCAAGATTTGGTATAAAATCGGGGATGAATGGCACCACAGCTTATTTACCAAGGGCGGTGTTATTAGCGAGGGCCCATCTCCTTACCGAACACAGGACGGTGAAAGCCTGTGCGGCATGAAACTACGTTCCGCCTATGTGGACAGAGATAATAACCGTTATGGCGTTGTGAGGGAGATGATTTCCCCGCAGGATGAAATTAACAAACGCCGTTCTAAACTGCTTCACTTCCTTAACCAGCGTCAAACGATGGGCGACGAGGGAGCGGTTGACGTTCGCAAGGCTAAGTCAGAACTAGCCAAGCCGGACGGGCACGTTGTCATTAATCCCAATATGCGCTTTGAAGTGCTTAAGAATGATGATCAGGTTGTCGGTCAATTCAATCTCCTGCAGGAGGCTAAGCAGGAAATAGACCTGATGGGGCCTAACGCCTCCATGATGGGTAAGGGAGATAAAGGCGCGGAGTCTGGTCGGGCTATCATAGCGCAGCAGCAGGGTGGTTACATAGAGCTTGCGACACTTCTGGACGGCTACCGGATGTGGAAGCAGGAAGTCTATGAGATGATCTGGCATCTTGTGCAGCAGTTCTGGACTAAGGAGAAATGGGTCCGGGTTACGGATGACGAGAACAACGTCAAGTTTGTAGGTCTCAACCAGCCCATTCCTATTGGTGAGCTTCAAGGTTATCCAAAGGAAGTTATAGAGCAATATCCTATGCTCCAGCAGCCGTCCGGGGAAATACGAAACAAGGTTGCTGAGATTGACGTGGACATCATTATAGAAGATGCGCCGGACACAATCACAATACAGCATGAACAATTCCAGGAGCTCGTCGGTCTTGTTCAGGCAGGGGTTCAGTTCCCGCCAACACTCCTGATCGAAGCCTCTCAGCTTAGAAATAAGCAACGCCTTATCGAACAGCTTAATGGCGGTGACGAGGAGGCGCAGGCGCAGCGTCAAGCAGAAGAAGAGCGCGCCAGAGAAATAGAAGACACAGCAATAACTCTCGATTTCCAGCAAAAAGGTGCGGAAATCCGCAAGACAAACGCGGAAGCAGCGGAAAAAGAGAACAACCTATTACACCCAGAAGCGGGGTAATGCCGCCGCCGGGCAACGGGCGATAAAAGTGACGCCGACTTACGGGCGAATACGAGGGTAATATGGAAGATGAACTAGAAACATTCTTTGAAGGACCAGAGCCTGCTCAGGAAGCGGAAACAGTGGTTGAACCTGACCAACAGGCTGTAGAGCCAGAACCGCAAGCAGCAGAGGAAGAGCCAACGGGCGTAAAAGAAGAGGACTCGCCGCCGGAGCCTAAAGAGGAAATGGTTCCGATCGCTGCCCTCATGGCTGAGCGCGACAAGCGACAGGAGGCCGAAAGAGCTAGACAAGAGCTTGAAGCAAAGCAGGACAAGAAACCGGATTTTTATGATGATCCGGAGGGTGCACTCGAAAGTCAGAAAATTGATACTGAACAAAGCATATTGAACATGAAGGTCAGTATGTCTGAGGAAATCGTGAAAGTGATTCATTCGGATTATACTGATGTTGTTCATGATGGCACTTGGGAAAAGCTGACAAAAGAAAATCCCGCTCTTGCCTTGCAATGCGGACAAGCTTCAAATCCGGCTCTTTTCGCTTACCAGCAATGTCAAAACTACAAGGCCTTGCAGGAAATTGGTGATCCAAAGACATACAAAGACCGTCTTTCCGCCGAAATCCGAGCAGAGTTGAAGGCAGAGATGGAAAAAGAAGCCGCGCTCAAAAATTTACCCGAAAATCTGGCGGATATTCCAACGGCGAAAAGTAAAGCTCCAGAGTGGAGCGGCCCGGAATCCCTAGATGAAATTCTGAACTAAACCCGAATTGAACGCCGTGAGGCAGTCCAGTTCCCTTAGATGGATTTTTTTAAATGGCAGACACTACAGTAGCCACGGGCTTGACCGTGCAACAGTGGGACTCCAAGTTCTTCAAGGAGTACCTCTCACAAAACCGCTTTAAACCCTTTATGGGCACAAGCGAAAACTCAATTATCCAAGTCAAAGATGATCTGACAAAGAAAAACGGTGACAGTATTACCTTTGCTCTTGTCAATAAGCTGGCAGGTGATGGTGTAACCGGATCCAACACGCTTGAAGGCAACGAAGAGGATATGGCCTCCCGAAGCCACAAGCTGACAGTTGAGCAAATTCGTCATGCGGTTCGTGTCGCTTCAACAGATGAGCAGTTTTCTGCAATTCCGTTGCGTGATGCGGCTAAATCAGTTCTTAAGGACTGGATGATGGAAAAAACGCGCGATGATATTATCGCAGCGTTTGGTTCAATTAACGGTGTGGCGTATGCATCAGCAACCGAGACACAAAAGGACGCTTGGCTGGTTGATAATGCAGACAGGGTTCTGTTTGGTGCGGCGAAGAGTAATAACTCTTCTAATGACCACTCAGCATCCCTTGCTAACATTGACAGCACCAACGATAAGCTGACGCCAGAAGCAATTTCACTCATGAAGCGTATGGCTTTGCAGGCCAACCCAAAAATTCGCCCAATTCGGACAACCGAAGATGAGCGTTGGTTTGTGTTGTTTGCAAACTCCTATTGTTTCCGTGATTTGAAAGAAAACGCGACAATGACACAGGCGCAGCGTGAGGCACTGGCACGAGGAGCTAAAAACAAGCTCTTCACTGGCGGTGATTTGATGTGGGATGGCGTTATCATCAAGGAGATTGAAGACATCGGCGTTCTCTCTGGCGTTGGCGCAAGCTCTATCGATGTTGCTCCTAACTACTTCTGTGGTGCGCAGGCGCTTGGTATTGGTTGGGCAAAACGTACCTTTACCAAAGATAAGGACTTCGATTATGGCGATAAAAAAGGCGTTGCTGTGGGCGAATTCCGAGGCATCGAAAAGCTGACCTTTGGTTCAGGCGATGGTGACACAGACGACTTGAAAGACCACGGCGTTTTGACCGGGTTCTTCTCAGCAGTCGCAGACGCATAAGGAGTTAGATAATGGCTAGCACATTTACATCAACTGCAGCAGCCGCAACGGCTCCTGTTTATCAGCCAATGGGTGACGGCGTTGCCTGCGCAAAAGCAACCTATGAACTTACAGCGGCCTTGGTGGTTGACGATATCATTCAAATGGTTCGCCTCCCCAAGAACGCTGTCGTTCTGGATGTTGTTCTTGTGACCGACGATCTTGATAGTAACGGCACACCAACTTACGCTCGATGTGGGTTATGGCGGGGATGATGATTATTTCATTGCTGCCTCAACCGTTGCACAGGCCGGTGGAGTGGCTCGTTCAGCCGCATCTACTGCCCACCCGCTTACTTTGAGTGCTGAGGACACTATTGATATTCATGTCGACACGGCCCCGGCAACAGGCACTACAGGCACAGTCAGCCTGTGTGTTTATTACGTAGCGTACTAATGATTGGGGGCTTCGGCCCCCTTGTTTATGGAGATACAGATGACGAAAAAGAAACTTGTTGCCGAACCAGTAGATGAATTGAAATTCAAGTTTATTGGATCTGGTGACAATGATCCAAAATACTGCGAAATGTTTGGACTTGTCTTTCCGCTCAATAAGCCAGTTGATTGCTCAGAGTTGAATGAAAAGTTTATTCTAAAACTTGAAAAGAATTCACATTTTGAAGCGGCATAATGGCTACAAAATCTGAAATCAGGCAAAAAGTCTTGCGTAAGCTAGGTGTGCTGGGTCGGGGGCAAACAGCCTCTAACTCAGACGCTACGTTAGTTGAAGAGTTTATCACGCAGACACACGCGAACCTGTTTAACCGGGGTAAAATCTATTGGTCAGTTAATGATACGCCTGACGAGGCAGTTAACGCATGGGTTATGGTGATTGCGAATGAGTGCGGTGATGAATTTGGCCTAGCCTCGCCTGAATTAGAGAGAAAGGCCGCTATTGCCATGACTGAAATCGCCGCCCTGAATGCAGTAAATTACGAGGGGGAGCCTAACGAGGCTTTGTACTATTGAACAACTTAATTCCCTTTGAATCCAAAATGAAATGGATAAGCACCCCAAACAATTTAGCAGCTAGTGCAGCCGTTCCTGCCAATCTGGGGAATGCGGCTTCTCAAAATTCTTTAGGGGCAACAGCCTACGGGGATGTGGACAACGACCCGGCTGATATTAATACGCCAAATGTCGAGGATATGAGTATTGCACAGCAGATGGCAGCTATTGGTCAGTTAGATACAATGCAATTTGCGATGCCTACCCCTATATCTTTGACAATGCAAGCCACCAAGGCCGCAATAGAGCATAACCTAGAAAATGACATTAGCGATTTAGGTTTGGATTATGGTGGCGCGGTAGGCCCGGGAACTGGTATTGGCGCGGCGGACGTCGCCGCAGGTGCAGAGAACGCTTCTATGGGCCTTGACGCAGGAGCCGCAGCAGCAGCCTCTATGGGCCTTGGGGTTAACGATAACGGGAATAATAGTGAAGCAGCAGGGCCGGGAGCTACGGGGTCGTCCGTTGATGATGGCTCTATGAGTTTTAGCGGTTCACCAGCGGCTTCTGAACATAGTACAGGTGAACAAGCGGGAAACAGTACGGGTGGATCGGATGGGGCTGGGGCAAAGGTCATATGTACAGAACTTCGCGGGCAGGGGTTTATTCCAGATGATATTTGGGAAGCAGATCAAGCCTATGCCATTACTGTCAATTCTGAGGTAAGGGCAGGGTATTTAATGTGGGGCGTGCCTTGGGTGCGTGTTATGAGGCGGTCAAGACTGGCAACACAGTTTACAAGACTATTTGCAGAACCTTGGGCGCAACATATGGCTTATGAGATGGGCGTGGTTAAAAAAGATAGCTTTTTGGGAAGGTTATCAACTCACTTGGTCAAGCTCTATGTCGCACTCTTTGGCGGTGTAAAAGATTCTTGAAACAAGCTTCCCTGTCACATCGCTAAAAAGTTCATATTCATACTTCCAGCCTTTAGCAAGGTCTTGTTGAGCAGTAGGTAACTTGCAGGTTTTGTCAAGGCTTCGAATTAGTCGCCACAGCGTCGGTTTGTGAGCCCCGGCTTGCAGGAGTTTTTTTTCACCGTCAGTTGGATAGATTTCAACTTTATAATGTTGGGTTTTATCCGAGCGGTAAGCCGCAACAATTGCAGCCTGTTCATCAATCCATACAGGCTTATCCGCTGTCTCATAATTAGTAGCACAGCCACCCAATAGTAATACGAGAAGTAGTTTTTTCATTCTCACACCATAGTCGTGAATATTTCATTTGTCTTGTGGAAAGTGAAAGCAATTTTACATGCTTAGACGAATACCTTTTGCAACCAACTCTTATAAAAGCCGGTCAAAGCCGCTTTCAAGTCAGAGATTGGTAAACCTTTATGCTGAAAAAGCCCCGCCAACAGCCAAGAGTGATGTTGTGCTTATGGGAACGCCCGGACAGGTGCTTTTTAGCAGTCTGGTGGATATTCGCGGCATGTTGATGATGGGAAGCTTTCTATATGCTGTATCCGGAAAGACACTCTACAAGGTTTTACAGGATGGCACTACTGAAAGTCTGGGAACAATTACGGGCGGCGACTATGTGTTTATGGCAACCAACGGCACACAGCTTGTTATTGTTCAGAATCCTAGAGGATATGTTTACACGGTTGCAGACGGTCTTTCGCAGATAGCAGACCCCGATTTTCCCGGCGCTTCAAGCGTAACTTATCAGGATGGGTATTTTATTTTTACCCGACCAAATACGGGAGAGTTTTTTATTTCGGCCCTGCTGGATGGCACAGAGTATGACGCTTTGGAATATGCAACAGCGGAAATGGCTGCAGATAATTCAATAAGAGTGTTTTCAGACCATCGTGAGCTCTGGATATTTGGAACAGACACAACGGAAGTCTGGTTTAACTCAGGGGATGCAGATTTCCCTTTTGAACGTATTTCAAACGTATCTTTAGAAGTGGGCTGCGCAGCTGCGCTAACAGTTGCAAAAATGGACAATACCGTCTTTTGGCTAGCAAGCGATCTAACGGTTAGACGAGCAGACGGATACAACCCGGTAGTTATCTCCACGCCTCCTATTGAGGATGAGATAAAGGACTTTACCGCATCAGAGGCAATTGGGTGGCTTATACGGATTCAGGCCATGCTTTTTACGTTCTAACTTTTCCGGGTAAAGCAACATTTGTTTATGACGCCGCTATGGGCGAATGGCATGAGCGGGAGACCTACGGGCAACTTGGATGGGCAGCGACTACCTACTGCAGGGCTTATAACAAGCATTTAGTCGGGGCAGATACAATCAATTCCCTCTCTCTGGATGTGTATGCAGATAAATCGAACCCCCTCGTGTCGAAAGTTATTTCTGTTCCTTACGGAGATAATACAGACCAAACAATCGTCATGCCTCGCTTTCAACTTGATATTGAAACAGGCGTTGGCGCTACGACAGGGCAGGGGCAAACCCCGCAGGCAATGTTGAGATTTTCAGATGATGGCGGTCGTAACTGGTCAAATGAGCTTTGGGAAGATTTCGGAGCCTTGGGTGAATATTCAGCTCGTGCGGTCTGGTGGCGACTTGGCTCATTCCGCCAACGGATGATTGAGGTCACAATATCCGATCCGGTTAAACGAGCAATTATGGGCGGTTTTGCGGAGATTAAGAATGGCTGATAACAAACTACCCCCACCTCCTAGAGGATTACCTCCAGGATTAGAACGGTGGCTGGTGCAGGTGGTTGTCCCACGCATAACAAAAGAGGCCCAACTAAGCTGGGCGCAGGTAGCAAAAGCCGGCTCTGCGATAGAGGATTTGGATAATACTGAACTCCTGACCAATCACATCAATGCAACTGAAAGTCACGGGGCTACAGGGGATTTGGTTGGGGCAGAAGATTACGCAACCACAGCCAAGGGCGGCACCGTGAAAAAGCTGCCTAGTATAGCTGATCTAAGCCTTTCCTCTCTGACCGTAGGGGCGAGTTACGACCAATCTGAGGTAACGGCTATAGCAGCCGCTGTTGAGGATGCCAGCAACAAAATTGATGAGTTATTGACCGCCATGAGAGCGGCGGAAATGTTGGAGTAATAGCATGGGATTATGGGATTTTGCTGCATCGGTCGTTAGTACAGGTGCCAGCTTTCTGTCAAACAAAAGCGCTACTAATGCACAGAGTTCAGGAAACAGTAAGGCGTCCAAGACTCTCGATGCGCAGTATAGGCAGAACAGAGAAGATTACGCACCTTGGAGAGATATCGGGCGAAATGCTCTATACGCTACCTCAGCCCTATCGGGCGTCAGTATTCCCGGTATGTCGGCGCCCCAAAATCAGGAAATCTATAACGCGGCTGTAGGTAATTTCAAAGCGTCTCCCGGCTATCAGTTCAGATTGGCAGAGGGTATTAACGCACTGGATAAATCAGCGGCTGCAAGAGGACGCTTGCGAAGTGGTGCACATGAAAAGGCTCTTGTTCGATTTGGTGACGGGATGGCTTCGGCTGAATATGGGAATTATGTAAATCGATTAAATGCTCTTGCTGGTATTGGTCAGCAGGCAACAGCAAACACGGCAGCGCTAGGGGCTCAAAATGCGACAGCTCAGGCTAATCTGGCAGTGAATAACGGTAATGCGAGAGCATCCGGCTACACCAACAACGCAAGAATTATCAATCAGGGACTGCAGAACGCTCTGCTGGCATATAATGGCTAACGAATATGGAATTAACATGGCGGCTATCCAGAACCACCGCCAGCAGCAAAAAATGAACGCCCTTTCCTTGAAGCGGGGAGAGCAGGCCCTTGCCCATAACGATTATAAAATGGCGCAGGAAAAACAGCGCAATGCGTTAGCTGGTCAGTTTGGCGGGGATATTGCCAACCGTAAACAGGTTGCTAAAGAGATGTATTCAGTTGATCCCCAGATGGCAATGCAGATGGAAAAAAGCATTCAGGGGATGGAGGCGGATAAGCGAAAGCAATTAGAGGATATAACACAGCAGGCGGGAAAGCTTGCAGCAACTGTATTAGCAACACCAGACGAACAGTTTGACCAAGTATACCAAACCTCTTTGATGCAGGCTGCTAAACAGTATCCGGGAGCTGTAGATGACGCCCCGCCCATGAATGCGTCTATTGAAGAGAAAAGAGCATGGCTGCAGCAGCAGGTTAATGAAGCCTCAACCATTCAACAGATTTTGGACCGGAATAATCCTAAAGAGCATAAATATACTAAACCCTTCGAAGCGATTGATGAAAACGGAAACCCTGTATTTGTTCAGCAGGGGCCAAATGGTCAACTGCAGTCTGTTGATGGGTTCAGGCCCCCCGAAAAGCAGCAAGGGTTATTTGTTCGCACTGGGCCGGACGGAACGGTTATTTCAACTAATGGACAGCCGGAAAATGTACCTCTTACCAAGTCTGTGACAACCGGCATTCAGAAGGAGATAGCAGGGCTTGAGGAAACGTTCTCTCGTGTGATGGATATTGACCAGAGGTACAATCCTAGTTTTATGACATTTCAGGGGAAGTTAGGGGCCTATCTCTCTGAGTTAAAAGATAAAGCGGCAATGGATATGTCGGACGATGAGCGGAAGTTCTTAAAAGATTTTACCAAGTTTCGCACAATGGTTAATCGAGACTTCAACGCTTATCGTAAGGAAATCACGGGGGCTGCTGCATCTGTTCAGGAATTGGAATCTTTAAAGAAAGCGACAATCGCGGAAGACCAAAGCCCGGCACAGTTTGAGGCTAACATGGAGGTCTATAAGGAAGAGCTTTTACGAGCAATGCGGATTAAGCGGCGCTTGTTGCGTGAGGGTATTTCCGTAGGGTCCAGAGAATTCGGTGATGCAATGGACCGCCTGTATCTGAATGGTCACGATGACGATGGGGAAACCCGCCTTGCAGAGCTTCAAGAGCAGGGGTTTGACGAAACAGCGGCAATCGATCGGCTAATCGAAGAGGGTTACAGCGAATGAGTTTGAGGGAGAAGATAGCCGCCCGTAAGGCAGAAATGAATCAGCCTGCCCCGGTTCAGCCAGAAGTGACCTTAAAAGATAAGATTGCCAAGCGAAAAGCAGAATTAAACGCCCCCCCGCCGCCTGTTGATTATGATTCCGAAAAAGATATTTATGATTTGAAAGTGCCTTATACTGGAGTCGGGGATGCTGTCAAACTCCTTGGTGGTTTAGCTCTAGACTCCAGACCGGAGTCACAAATCAATATTCTAAAGGAATATGTTCCGGGTGTAGAGAGTGATTTTGACGATGAAGGAAATCCTTTTGTTACATATGAAGGAAACAAATACTACATCAATAAACCGGGGGTCTCTGGAAGTGATTTTTCCACTTTAATAGCGGAAATCGCTAAATTTTTGCCTGCTTCCAAGGTCGCGTCAATGGGAGCAAGCGCATTAGCACGTTTTGGTATTGGCGCAGCCGCTTACGGGACTACCTCAGCAGCTTCCGATCTAGGGGCAAATGCGTTAGGCTCTAAGCAGGGCATTGATCCTATTAAGGCTGGTGTTTCCGCTGTATTTGGTGGTGCTGCAGAGGCGGTAACTCCATTTATTATGCAAGGGGTTAAACGCCTTTTCTCAAGCAGTAAACTATATCACGCCGGAAAGGGGCTTACAGAGCGAGGCAAGGAATTCGTTAAAGAGTTGGGCTTTGACCCGGCTGTATTTAATGAGGCTGCGGCTAAAGAGTTCTCACGCATGATTGACGGAAGTGTGGATCCAAAAGTTGCGGCTGCGGTAGCTGAAAATAAGCGATGGGGTATTCGCACCTCAAAAGGTGAGGCAACGCAGGACTTTGGGCTTATTCAGAAAGAAGACCTTGCAAGAAAAGGCGGTTTTGGGGATAGAGCACAGAAGGATATGCAGCGTTTCGATGAAGCAAAAACAACCGAAATGCTCGAAGCCAAAGATGTAATGCAAAGTGACCTTGCTGGAGGTGCCCCAAGTGTGACTCGCGAGGTTGACGGAGCTGGTATTGTAACGGAAGGGATAAAGAACCGATCCAACGCGCAAAAATCAGCTATTAACCAAGCATATGAACAGGCTGCAGAATATGACGCCCGTTTGAGTGTTGAAAGCCTTGGTGAGCTTTCCAAGCGGGTTGGGGAACGATTTAAAGAAGGAACGACCTTTGTTGATAAAGAAATGACCCCCGCCACAATTCGGGCCATTAAAGAAATCAAGTCAATCGCCAAAGGGAAAAATATTACGGCTGTATCCCTTAAAAGGCTGGAGGCTACACGCCGTAAACTTGGCGCTATGGCAGACGCGGCAAAAAACCCAACCGACAAGAGAAATGTTCTTGTTGTTAAATATGAGCTTGATAGCTGGCTGGATGATGCTTTTGATAAAGCCCTTTTTGAAGGTGATGAGCAAGCTTTATCTGTACTGAAAGAAGCAAGGAGCGCTCGCAAGCGGTATAGTGATTTATATACGAAACAGGGCAATGATGTAGCTGGCGCAGAGATTGAGAAAATTATCAAGTTTGATGCAGATGAAAATCAGGCTCTTAGTTATCTCTTTGGTAAAGGGAGATTGGGCGGCAAGGACAATGCGACTAAAGTGGCTGTTCGTGTTCGAGAAATTTTAGGGCCTAATAGCTGAATGGGCGGCATTCAAAGAGACAGCATTTACAAGATTGTTCAAGAATGTTGTCAAAGAGAATAATGGCAAAAAGTCCTTTAATGGACAGGCTTTTGTAAACAACTTTGATACTGCGATGAAAGATAATCCTAAACTGATGAAAGAGATTTTCGGAAACGATTTACCTAAGCTTTCCTCTCTCAGAAGTGCGATTAACCGGGCGACACATAGGCCAGAAGGGACCGTAAATCATCCGGGAACTGCAGTGGCAATTTCAAAGATAGCGCAAGAGGCTTTCCAAAAGTTTGCTTTGGCGATGGGGCTTAGCGGTGATGTTACCAGCTATATCTTAATTAACAGCGCATCCAAGGCGACCAAGGGGGCAGGGAGGACATATTCCAAAGGGGTTAAGCCTGCGTTGCCTCAATCCTCATTTGCGTCCGCGCTTATGGCAGCGGGGGGCGTGGAGGGTCACCGTTCTCTATCTCCTCAACCGTCTGCCAATAACCGTAACGAACGCGGAAATAGATAAAATAGGTTAGAAAACCAAAGAATACAACGATTATGGACCAGACACCAAGCAGCCAGATCATTCCAAGCAGGAGTAGGCAGGCAATATAATAAGCGGGTTCTCTCATATTCCTAATATAGGGGATTATGGGGGGAAAATCATGTGGAATTTGCAGGCGGTTTTTGACCGTCTTTTTTTATGAGGAAAATATGGCAATATTTCAAAGCCCACGAGTAAGGGCACTCGATAGTGCTGGCGATCCACTCTCTGGCGCTAAACTGTACTTCTATCAGGCAGGGACGTCAACGCCAGAGGACACGTACACAGATGCAGCCCTTTCAGTAGCTCACGCCAACCCTGTTGTTGCTGATAGTGAGGGAAAATTTGCGACCATTTACCTGCAGTCTTTAAATTATAAAGTGGTTTTGAAGGATAGCTCTGATACTACGATATGGACACAGGATAACGTAGACGGCAGGGCGGTAGCGGATGGTTCGATAACGCTCGCTAAGATGGCCGACTTGACACAAGGGAGTCTTATTGTGGGCGGTGCGAGTGACCGGCCTACAGAATTAGCCTATGGGCAAGACGGTTATGTGCTGACAACCAAAGGCGCAAGCGCAGAGCCCGAGTGGACTAAACTGCCATACCCACCCGGATATCGCTCAGGATTTACCGTCTCCATCAATGCAACAGACCCAGACCATGACGTAGATATTACGGCGGGATACGCGCGCGATAGTACAGATACTGTTGATATTGTCGGTAGTGCAATGACCAAACAACTGGACGCTACTTGGGTGGCTGGCAATAATGCGGGGGGTCTGTTCTCTGGGACGGTGGCGCCAAATACAAGGTATTACAAGTTCGCTATCGTCAAAGATAGTGATAACTCTGTAGATTACGGTTTTGACACATCATCAACAGCAGCCAGTATCCCAAGTGGGTATACCTACTATCTCAAGATAGATCAGGTTATGACCGATGGCAGTGGTAATCTGATTAACTCTGTTGGTGATGTGTTTGAAAGCGATTTGCAAAGCATTACATCAGCAGGGTTGTTAACCTTGGCTCATGGCCTTTCTGAAACTCCCCAACTCTCAGATATTACGGTAGCGCTTGTCTGTCAAACAACGGAACATAATTGGGCGGTGAATGACGAGACAGTGGCGGCGATTACGCCCGGTGATGGGGGTACAGGGTCTAGCTCAAAAGGTTCAGCGCTCTATGCGGATAGCACAAATATCTACCTGCGATTTGGTAACGTAACAAACGTCTACAACGTTTATGACAAGACAACGGGTACGCTTCAACAGGCCACAAATGCAAACTGGAATGTCAAGATTTACGCAAGGATACCATCATGATTTATGTTGATGCTGAGGGTAATTATTTAGGGAGCTTTTCAACCCCGCCAGAGGGAGGGATAGCGGTTCCCACGGCTCCCGTAGATGCGCGTCAGACTTGGAATGGATCAGAGTGGAGTGAAGTTCCTGATACGCGCGGCTACCGAGAAAAAAGAAAAGCTGATTACATTGCAGAGATTAGCAGAAGGTGCCTTTGAAGAGACCAGCGGTGATGCTTTCGATGCCATTTTAAAATACCTTGCACGAAAAGATCCAACGGGTACGGCAGAAGACCCCGATTTAGGTCCATTACTGACCAAAATAAACACGATTAAAGCCCGTTATCCCAAACCGTAGGAGGTTGTTATGAGGATTTTGCTAGCTGCGATTTTCGCGGCTTTTTTTATGTCTACTGCCAGTGCTCAGATGTTCCCGGCACCGCTTCGAATAGCATGTACCGAAAACCCTGCTGACCTGTATGCCAAGATTAAAAAAGATGGGATGCAGGAGGTGTGGAGAAAGACACATAGCGGCGGCGGTGAAATGATTGTCTTCCAAAATCTATCCAATGGCATGTGGGTTCAGTTAGGCACGTTTGCAGAGATTACCTGCGTCATTTCCAGTGGCGGTCACAGAGAGGTCGGGACATGAATGACAGCGCATTGCTTGCTCGCATAGACGAGCGCACACAGGCAATGGAAAGACGACTGGCAAGGGTTGAGATAGGGATGCTCTCAGCAATTGGTGGAGCGGCTTATATCGCCGTTCAATATATCCTTAAAGTGGTAGGTTTGGCATGAGTTTAATGCAGCGTATAGAGTGCACACCTTGGATGCGGTGGTCAGTCGTTCTTTTCTTTTCCGTTCTAATTGGTCAGCTTACATGGTTCTATATTGAACCTCTTTTTGAAGACCGAAGACCCCCAATAACAATTCACGATATTTATTCGAAAACAAAGGTAGTAAGACCGGGGCAAGCAGTCACCATTTCCATTGACAGAACAAAGGTTAGAGATTGCGCATTAAGTGGATACCTTCTGGATCAACAGAAAAGGTGAAGAGATATTTGATAAGACAACGCGGGGCGGCAGGCAAGGATTAGGCCGCAAAACCGTTGTTGTGGTGGTAGAGGTTCCCGGCAACCTACCCACCGGGGAATGGGGTTGGCAAGCCCTTCTATTATATGATTGTGAGAATGGAACCGCAATAGTCAGGCAGCAGGCCGTGTGGTTTACGGTGCGGTAATGGATCCAAACCTTAAACAATATGCCACCCAAAAGCAATGGGAGGCAATGGTCGCAATCCATGAGTGTGGCTCGGTCATAGCGGCGGCTCGCAAGCTTGGAATTGACCATTCAGCGGTATCGAGACGGCGAAGCGCCCTGTTACTAAAAGCGGCTAAGCATGGATATGCCCCTGATCATGATATGACACATCCTGTCGCGCCGGGATTCAAAATTAAAGGGACAAGCACCCTTTATGATAAAACCTCTGGCGAGGCTAAAATCCAGTGGATCAAAACAACTGCCGATGAAGAGCAGAGAGAGGCAGCTTTCAGGGCTTTTCTCGATGAAGCAAAGAGTCAGATTGAAAGGGTTGCCCCAATTGAGTCGCCCGACACTCAAATAGAACATTTAATAAGCACTTACATAGTAGGCGACCACCATCTAGGTATGTATGCATGGGGAGAGGAAACAGGAGCGGAAGACCACGATTTGCAGCGTGGCGAACAGTTGCTAATGGCGGCAATGTCTAACCTTGTTGAAAGGTCACCTGATAGCCAACAGGCGGCTATATTAATCCTTGGTGACTTTCTTCATTACGACTCCATGAAAAGCGTTACCCCAAAGAACAAGCACCATCTTGATACCGCTAATAGAGCGGGAGAAATGGTGAGAGCGGGACGGCGGGTTTTAAAGTATTTAATCGAATGTGCGCTTAAGAAACACCAGCATGTAACAGTACTGATAGAGCCGGGTAATCATGATGAATATTCCGCTCTCTTCTTGCGTGAAATGTTTGTAGGGATGTATGAAAATGAACCCCGTTGCACGATAGACCCTAGCCCTAGAAATATCCATGTTTTGCTTTTTGGAGCAAATTTAATAGCCACCACTCATAACGATAAGCTTAAAGAAAATGCTCAGGCATTAATTCTAGCAACAGATTTCCCTGAAGAGTGGGCAAGGTCGAAATATAGGGTAGTTCACTCCTGCCACGACCACCACAACAGAATAAAGGAAGTGCCGGGGGTTACCTTGGAGGGGCATCAAATATTAATTCCGCCTGATGCTCATGGCGCGGGTGGACCTTGGCGCTCTATGCAGAGCATGAAGGCCATTATTTACCACGCAGAATACGGGGAAGTGTCAAGACTGACCGTGAACCCCGCAATGTTAGCCGCATGATCTACCCCTACCTCGTACAGGCCGGACCCTCTCAAAAGGTGGTTATGCAGGTTTCAAAAGATATGCAAATCCCTGTGAGTTATGAGGCATTGCGACGGCTGATGACCAGCTCAGTACAGATATATGCAGAAGAGACCCGGTTGAGGGATATTTTGCTCAACGAAAAAATAGTTTGATGAACATGTGAGCCGAATAATTCAGTAATCGGCTCAGGAGGTAGCTAGGTGACCATTAAGGCGGATTTAATAGACTCATTGGTCAGGGATGAAGGATTAAGGCTCAAGCCATACCGTTGTACAGCCGGAAAGCTCACAATAGGGGTGGGTCGCAATATAGAGGATAACGGGATAACTAAGGCGGAAGCAATTATCCTGCTTACCAATGACGTAAACACAGTCTTCCGGGAACTCGATAAAAACATCCCTTGGTGGGCTGACTTACCCGATGGCCCAAGGGTCGCACTCGCGAATATGTGCTTCAACCTTGGATGGCCCAGACTATCGGGATTTAAAAAAATGCTCGCTGCATTGAAGGACAGAAACTTCAAGAAGGCGGCAGATGAAGCCCTAGACAGTAAGTGGGCTAAAGATGTTGGCAAACGCAGCCAGCGAATTTCAGAACTTATTAGGAATGGATGAGATATGGATTTAGACACAGCAGAGATTGCGGGTATCATTGCATCAGTCGTAACTATTGCAAATATCATTACAGCCGCAACACCTACAAATCATGACAACCAGATATTGAATGCTATTTTAAAAGTGTTGAATATTCTGTCTATCAATATCGGTAAAAACAAAAACGCCGATGACGCCACTTGAGGCTGCTGAGTGGGCTAATATAGCTTACGAGGATGAAAAGACAGGACAGGAGTTCGCCGCCAAGCGCGGCTTTTCTTTTGTCCTGTTTACAGTTGGCTCGCATCAATGTGTTGTTGGTTGCAAAAATGATTTGTCTGTTGTTGCATTCAGGGGGACAGAGTTTCCCAGATGGCGCGATATAATTACGAATATAAATGCTAGGCAGATATATAACAAAGCGGGTGCCGGCATGGTGCATCAAGGCTATCATAATGCGGCTTGGAAACTGTTACCCAATATAAAGAGCTTATTGCGGGGTACTGTCTACTTTACCGGACACTCTATGGGGGGAGCAATTGCTATACAGGCAGGGTCGATATTAAAGCCTGATTATATTTATACGTTTAATGCTCCCAAGTCTGGAGATTCCGACTTTGCTAAGCAATATCCTGTCCCTGTTTTCCGTTTTGTATCTCATGGAGACTTTGCTCAGTCATACCCCTCAGATACTAAAGAATGGCAACATGTAGGCAGAAAGATTACTCTTGAGAGCCGGGGGCATTCAATGGATCGGATTGTTGAGGTTTTGGGCTAGGTATTGGGTAAATTTTATTCTCATGCGGCTCAATGCGCTCGATGATTAACCCTAGCTTAATGTCCTCTTCGACTGTCCTGTCTCTAAACATTAATTTTTCTGCCTCAAGTAAGAGCGCTTCATATTCGGCTTCTGTCAT